AATTAGAACTAAGAATGGGGCGGTTACCAAGCTGAAACCTAATAGAATCCAGAAGATTGTAGTAGACAGAGTAATTGAGAAGCTGCAGAACGAGGAGCCGATTAGGTTCATAATCCTGAAGGCTAGGCAGCAGGGGGTGAGTACCATAGTAGAAGCCCTCATTTTCTGGTGGACTACCACCCATAAGGGTCAGCAGAGTAAAATCATCGCCCACAATACCGACACCTCCGAATACTTATACAGTATGTTCCGCACCTTCTACGACAACGCCCTGCCTAACTTCCAGCCCAACACCAAATACAACACCCGCAACGACATCACCTTTGATAACGAGACCAATCCCGAAAAGGGCCTCAAAAGCCAGATAGACACCGCCACAGCCGAGAACAGCGGAACGGGCAGGGGACAGACCGTCCAGTGGCTACATGCCAGTGAGGTGGCCCTGTGGCCCAAAGGCCAGGAGATTGTCGCCGGACTTATGCAGGCCGTCCCCTTAATGGCCAACACAGCGATATTTCTTGAAAGCACGGCCAATGGAATAGGGGATTATTTCCACACCACCTGGGAAGCCGCCCAGCGGGGCGAATCTACCTTTGAACCGCTCTTTTTCCCCTGGAAAATCCACGATGAGTACACCATCAAACCGCCCCGGCATTTCAGACTGAACGCCGAGGAGAAGAAGGTCAGGAAGGAACACAGTCTGACATATGGACAGATTTATTGGCGAAGAAAAAAGATGCTGGAGTTCGTGGGCGACGAGAAGCGCTTCTACCAGGAATATCCGCTGACCGACACCGAGGCCTTCCTAGCCAGCGGCAATCCCCGCTTTGACACCGCCAAATTAGAGGCCATGCGCCATAAATGCTATGACGGCCAAACAATTGAGTTGATTGAGCGAAAAGAAGGACTCGGTACCAAGATTACGCCTAAAGTACTGGAAAACGCCCCCTTAAAGGTCTGGTTCCAGCCCCAGGACGGCCATGACTACGTCATAGGAGCCGATGTTGCCGAGGGGATTAACGAGGACTTCAGCTGCGCCACTGTCATGGACAAGGCATCACATATCACCGTCGCCCGTTTTAGAGGCGATATGGAGCCCAGTGATTTCGGGGAATACCTGGCAATCTTAGGGAAATGGTACAACCATGCCCTCATCGGGGCGGAGATAAACAACCACGGTCTGACGACCGTCCAAAGGCTGCGTGACGTCGGCTATGACAATATATACAGGCGAGAACTGGGTATTGACGAACGCTATGAGGAGTACACCTCCAAGCTGGGCTGGCGCACGGATGTCCGGACCAAACCCTTGATGATTGATGGACTGAGCGAAGCTATTTCAACCGGCCAGATAACTGACTATGACAAGATTTTCATTAGGGAGTGTATGACCTATATAAGAGACCCCAGGGGGCGCACCAATGCCCAGGAGGGGCAGCATGACGACACCGTCATCGCTACCGCCATCGCCCTCCAATTATTTGAATGGAATCCGATTACGCAGCATAAGTTTTCAGTCAAGTCTAAGTTCCCATCCAGATATATGGCACAGCACCGGAAAAACAAGTCTTTACTAAAAAAGAAACCTGTGCTTAACCGTTAATGTTGTGATAATATCAGGTCATGGCTAAAGTACAGACACCAACCCAGAACACGGCCACTAAACCAGCCCCTTCTACAACCTTAGACAAAGTATTAAAAAAGTTCCGTGATTCCCGTAAATATACCGAGGGTGGTTTTTGGGATACTTGGAGCATGTGCTGGAAACTTTTTAATAACCAGCGCACCAGTATTGGTTATGACGGCAATACGGACGTATTCATACCTGAAACCTATAGTGAAGTCCAGATGATTAAAGCCCACCTTATAAATGGTAACTTAGAAATAGATTTCTTGCCGACCCATCCAGACCAGAAAGGCGACGTATCCACCCTACAGGACTTATTCAACTATGCTTGGATGAAAGACAACATGGGGCAGAAACTGGACACCACTATTACCGAGTATCTTGTTACGGGCAACTGTTACATCTGGTCTTATGTAGGCGATGACGGATTACCTTGCCAACGGGTAGTGAGCGCCAAAGACTGTTTCTTTGATGTAAATGCCACTGAATATGACAATCTAAGGTATGGCGGCTACCGATACCTGACTACTATAGACGACCTTAAAGCTGAGACTGTCGCCAATGGCGAGTACGACCCCCAAGACCCCAAGAGTGAAGTCCAAACCCCCCGTTACAAGAACCTAGACCAAGTAGGCCAGTACAATGACGAGTCAGATGACAAGACTGCCAAGCAGGAACGTGAAGAAATGTTAGCTGATTCCATCCTAGAAAATACTGAGGGACTGGTAGAGTGCATTGTTTACTATGACAAGAAACAACTGGTAACAATCGCTAACCGGACAGTCGTAATTGAGGAGGTTGACACGCCGTTTAAGCGCCCGGCCAAAACCATTAAGTCGGCAGATGACCAAGGTAACCCATTTGATGTTGAACTCCCTGAAATTGAGCCATTCATACCTGTCGCCCCGTTCCGAAACCTCGTAGATGCCAACCTTTGGTACGCTAGGGGTGATGTAGAGATAATTGCGGAGTCCCAAGAACGCTTAAATGATGTCCAAGCCCAGAAATCCGACAACCTGACCTACCAACTGAACCGGATGTGGGCATTAGACCCCAACTTCGCCCAGAAAATAGATGAAATCCAGTCCGTGCCAGGTGCTGTTTTCACCATCCCCCCCGGTGCGCTGGAACAAATCCCGACCCAGCCGATAGGGGCGGACGCAGATAACGAAATCGTCCGTATTAAAGCTGAAATGAAAGAAGCCAGCGGTGCAAATGAGCCTGTTATGGGTAGTTTACAGACCACAGGCCGCCAATCCGCCTATCAAATCAACCAGCAGCTTGTCCAGTTAGGTGCAAGGTTCAAAGTAAAGATTCAGAACCTGGAAAACGAGGGTATGCGTATCTTAGCCCAGAATATGTGGAAAATCATGCAGATTTACATAGATAAAGAGATTCCGATTAGGGTTATGGGGCAACAGGGTAGCACTTGGGCGACTTACAACCCCGGACTTTACCTTGGCGACTATGATGTGCAGATAAAACTGGGTGCGACTGCCGACAATATCAAGGAAACCCAGCGCCAACAGGCCATGCAATTCTATCTGTTGGCTTCTAAACAGCCATTCATTGACCCACAAAGCCTGTTCGTCAAAGCGGCTACCCAGATATTTGACATGAGCAAACGTGATGCTGCCAGTTTAATCATGCCGCCCCAGCCTCCACCCCAGCCAAGTGTCGCACCTAAGATTATTGAATCGGTCAGCTTCGGCCAGGACCTTTACCCAGACGAGCAAGCAGAGGTTCTGCAGGAAATGGGTATCCAGCCTTCACCGCATCGGGAAGAACAGTCCGGTATTGATGCTTCGCCCCCAGACCCTAACCAAATCCAAGACAACCTCGCAGTATTACATGGTGGTGGCGCTCCAGGCGCACCACAAGCGATGGAACAGGCTGGTATGCAAACTGCTGGTAGCCCGCCAGTAGGCGCACCGACCAGTGGAGTTGCTAACTTTCCTAAAGTTCCTCAGGCGTGATATACTTTAAGTATGTCAATGAATATAGATACGTTTGAGACTAGGTTATGGTCAAGAATAGAAAAAACTCCCACTTGTTGGAATTGGAGAGGCTCAGTTACTAGTGGGTATGGTCAAGTGCAGTATCGTAACAAAACTTATAAAATACATAGATTTATTTATGAAAAATTAGTTGGAAATATTCCTAATGGGTTGCATATAGACCATTTATGTAAGAACCAAATATGTGTTAATCCTAAACACTTAGAGGCAGTTACGCCTTTTGAGAATACTTTACGAAGTACTAATATAGTGGGGATAAATGCTAGAAAAACTCACTGTAAGAGTGGACATCCTTTATTAGGTGATAATTTAATAACTCCAAAAGATGGTTCTCGTCAGTGTCGTATATGTAGAAATGCATATAAACGTGTGTGGAGATTAAATAAGAAGTTAATGCCCAAGGTTCCGCAAACCTAATGGACGAAACTATCATCAATGGTTATAGAAACTTTTTTAAGACTCCTGCTGGCGAGGACTTGATTAAACGGTTTATTTCTACTGAAGCTAAGTATCAAATGGAGGGTATGAAAGCCAACACCTTAGAAGAAAAAGGTCTCGCAATGGCTAAAATAGGGGCCACCTATAATCTCCGAACAATGATGCAAGACTTGTCAAAACCTGCTTTGAGCCAGTCCAAACACTCGGCTGGCTCTAAATAGTTTTTGACAAGACCCCAACCTTAAAGGTATTATCCAACTAGAGTGTTAGTACTTCTAACTTTAAATGAAAGGGTATGTGATGTCACTTGACTCCATAACTTCTGACCCTGTAGAGACGGCGGTTTCACCAGATGAAGCCACAACTGATACTTCTACAGAGGATACAACAACAGAGGCGGTTCAACAGGACGAAGATACCTCCCAAGCCAGCGAGACAGAAACCACTGAGCCTGAAGAAACGGGTAAGACCGAATCTACAGACAACCCAGATGACACTGAACTCAAGGACTGGGCGGCTAAAAAAAATCTTCCGCTTGATGACCCGCTAAAAATCGCCAAGATGTATCGTGAAAGCGAAAAACAACTAGGCAAAAAGGGACAGCAAGAAGGCCAACTGAAGGCTGCGGTAACGGGAGCTAATGAGAGTGCTGGCGTGGACGATGTCCAGGCGCTTCGTAACGAAGTAACAGCCCTGAGTTTCTACATACAGCATCCTGAAGCTAAACAGTATGAATCAGAAATGGTTTCCATACTGGAAGATAAACCTTGGTTAGCCAACGACCTTGAAGTGGTACTTGATGCCGCAAAGGGACGCTCAACAACCAATGCTGAACAATTAGTCGCCGAACGCCAAGCTGGGAAGAAAGAAGCACTTGCCGCTGCTGAAAAGGCAGGTCGGGCAGCTCCACCGCAAGCTAGTGCTAAATCGGCCGACAATGCCAGTAATCAGAAGATTACTATAGACAATGTTGATGACCTTATCGCCCGTAACGGCCAAGATTGGTTCGTAAAGAACAGGGATAAGATAAACCGAGTGCTTGCGGGTAACTAACCCCTTTTAACTTGGAGATAATCTAATGGCAACAGTAACTGGAGCTTATGGCTCCGGTAACGTAAATATCGGCACAACCGCCGGTAATGTGTTTCGCCCTAATGTATGGAGTTCCGAAGTCCTGATGTTCGTTAAGGCGAACCTCGTCCTTCTGCCTCTAATCCGCCACTATGATGCTGAAGTTCAGGCTTACGGTCAGACCGTAGAAATCCCGAACGTCAGTACCATCACGGCTAACTTGAAGGCGCAGAACACACTCGTTACCCTAAACTACAACACAGAAACAAAGACCACGATAACAATAAACCAGCACTACGAAAGCTCGTTCTTAGTTGAGGATATTGAAAAAATCCAATCTAAGTATGACCTTCGTACTGACTACACGCAGGCAGCTGCCTACGCTATTTCTGCGAAGGTTGACAACATCATCGCTACGTTGATGACCAACGCCTTCACAGCTTACGGCGCATTCGGCACAGCCCTGAACGACAACGTGATTCTATTCGTTAACCGTTACTTGGATGACGCTAAAGCACCTCAGACGAACCGTTCGTTCGTTGTTACCCCACAAGGTAAGCAAGAGATGCTGGCGATTGACAAGTACATCCGTTACGATGCAATCGGTGTCGGCGGCGATGCAAACTCTATCCTTAATGGACAGATTGGTGAAATCTACGGCGTGAAAGTATTCATGTCGCAGAACTTGGTACAGGTGACTAGCTCACCCAACCAGAACAACCACCTGTTCTTCCACCAGGATGCAGCAGCAATCGCTATGCAGGAGAACCCACGTTCTCAGGCAACCTACAAGCAGGAATACCTGGGTTGGTTGGTCACTGTTGATGTCCTCTTCGGAATCAGCTCCCTCCGCTCAAGCTTCGGCTTCGTGGTCAAATCTTAGTCACTAAAAGGCTGAGTCAAAATTGCGCCTTCGGGCGCTTTTTTGTTACACTAAAACTATGGCAAGTCTCATATACGGAACTTCAGAACAAGCAATCCTCCAAGCAATAGCTGCTACACCAGGTATACCTACCCAAGTTATCCTTAATCGGGCAGCTGGCTATGGGGATTACGCCTTTCCTCCCCAATCTACTCTTAATAAAAGGGCTGGGCGCAATGAAAATGCTCTTACATACCAGAAAGCCCTGGCTACCAATGTGGGATACACAGGTACAGGTACGGTTCAAGATATCCTACTATTTGCGAATACCAACGGAAAAACATTAAGTACGATAGTAACAGGAGTATAGAATGGCAACAGATTACACATATTTAGCAGCAACCGTAGCTGATGGTGCTAAACAACCAGTTCAATCAGATGAGAGTTTAACTTCCATAGCACAAAGGAGTGTTATAGAGGCAAATGGTCCACTTATAGTGGGTAACCCTGATTATAGTCAGATAGTGACTGATACGGCAAACCAAATAAAAGATAACCAAGACGGACAGTTAGGAAACTAAATGGCACAACTTATTACACCAGGACCAGTAGGCGACACCCCAAAGGTTATAGAAGATAAAACACGGGATTTACCAGCCAATCAAGGACTTAATGACAATGATATGTGGATTAAGATTGATACTGAGATTGCAGCAGCCCGTACAGCTAGTAAGATTATTGAGAACGTTACTTACCCAGCAGCCTCAACAGGCAACAAGCACGGCAACAAGTAGTTGTAAATAGCACAGTTGCTTTTCTATTAAAACACTGTGATTATTAGTACATAAACCATAAGGAGCGTACTAATGGACAGTCCCTTGAAGTATGATGAGGCGATTAAAAAAGAGTTTGGTATTGACAAGATTGAGATTGAACCGGAATTAGTCTTAGGCTTTGCCCGAACCCAGCTTGATGAGATAACGAAGTTCTTAATCAGAGAGAGGATAGAACTTATTTTGGCTGAAGCCCAAGCTGTTAACGACTCAGAAGCTATTGCTGCCGAAGCCAAGACTAAGGTAGCCTCGCACCGCAACACCATTAAGGGCATTGTTGCCAGTATTAACGTCTTACAGAAGTTCGTTGATGAACTCCAAGCAACCATCGCCAAGTAAACTTGCTGTAGTAGTCGCTTCCAGAGGGTTAATGTTCAGTAAAACCCTTGAGGAGTTACTGAGAGAGTTAAAAGGCTTTGACCACAAGATATTCTGGGCGCATGGTAAGAGTCTGCCCCAGTGTTTCAATGACCCAGTAGAAGAAGCCTTGAAAGACCCTGAGATATTCGCTGTCCTTATCTGTGAAGATGACATGATACTGCCTAAAGGTATTCTAAAACGGATGTTCAGCAAGAACTATCCAGTCGTGGCGTTGGATTACCCCTTTAAGGCTGATGGTGACTCAACCATGCTGCACGACCCTGCCGGTAATGCTATTTATAGCGGTACTGGGTTTATTCTCATCGCTAAACAGATACTACAGGCTCTGCCCAAACCTATCTTTAGGACTGACACGGCATGGGACACTATGATTAAAGGCGACACACTCGTATTCTGGCCGAGAAAGTTGACTAAGATTGCTTACGGGCTGCATGACGTCAACCTCGGTATCATGCTGTTCGCCAACAACATACCGATTAAGCCGATGGCGACTACTGCCGGACAGAGAAAGCTAGTTAAACTAGGCGAACCCAATACCAATAAAGGCGCACATGAGATAGAGGAGTTAAAAGAGGTCGGTAGGGACTTGGTTATCAAGACGGTGGAGAAAGAGAACATTTATAAGTATAGGGAAGCTTTAAAACGGGTCGCCCATGTCCAGGTACTAGATGCCATACCGGAGTTTATAGGTTATGCTGATGGCCAGGCGTTTGTTAAGGGGCTGCCCAATGTCACAGTTGTTTAGAATTGCTGTCATTATGCCTAGTAGGGGGCTGATGTTTTCCCAGACGGCTGATGAGTTGCTTCAGAACCTTCAGGGCTACGAGTATGACATCTTCTTTTCGCACGGCCAACCGATACCGGATTGCTTTGAAAAACCGACCAGAGAGGCTCTACGCGGCCCGTACACCCACATATGGTACGTTGAAGATGACATGGTATTACCCGACGGTACATTAGATGCTCTGTTACTGATGGATGTACCTGTGGCAGCGATGGATTATCCAGTGAGTAAGAGAGGGCAGGGAAGTGCTTTTAAAAATAGCGAGGGTCAGGTTATCTTTGCTGGTACTGGGTGTCTGCTAGTCAAGCGAATGGTCTTTGATGAGTTACAGAAGCCGTATTTTAGGACGGATATACGTTGGGGGGCAATTAACTACGGTAGTTTTATCAGGTTCAGGGCTAACTACATGCCGACTGCGCCTGATGGCTATGGGTTACATGACGTTAATTTTGGCATGAAGCTCTGGAAAGTCGGTATCCCTATATCAATAGCTGGTACGATTGGTCAACGAAAGCTGCTTAGTTTGGGTAAAGCTGGCTCAAATGATGGGTCGCACAATATTGAGGAGTGGCATAAGGTCAAACCGGATGTGTTGCTTAAACAGTTCAAGAGTATGCCCCCAGAACCTCTAGGCAACCTTGTATCAGTCTTTACTAAAGATGGTGAGTTGATGGTACACCCAGATAAGGCTAAGAAATTGGTTAAGTTGGGAATTGCCACCAGACCAAAGAGACAGTCGGTGTCTATTGACTACAATGGGATTGACCCATGAAACTCTTAATAGCCCTTATCACCCATAATAGAGAGGAATATACCCGCAGAACCCTCAAAAGCTTATGGAAGAACACCAGTGATGAGTCAGATTACTACATTATTATCGTTGACAATGCCAGTACAGACTCCACACCCTTGTACTTGAAAGACTTACTGAGCAGAGGTCGTATTAACGACATTATTCTAAATAAAGAGAACTATTATCCAGGTAAGGCTTGTAATCAAGGCTGGGAGGAAGGTCTTAATGAGTATGATGCCACCCATCTCATGCGCCTAGACAACGATATGGAGTTTAATAAGGATTGGGATTTAAGGGTGGCTGAATACTTTGAAGCCATACCTGAACTCGGACAGTTAGGCATAGACCATGAAGCCATAGAACATCCCAGCGCTGAACTTAGGAAACGCTCTATCAACGGATTCACTATCAATGAATGGCCAGGGTGCGTCGGCGGACCCAGCATCATCAAACGGAAACTCTGGGATAGTGGTATCAGGTGGCCGGAAATGCGCTGGGATGACGAACGTAGGACAGCTGGGCAGGAAGATTCAGCATTTAGTAAAACAATTATGGACAGAGGCTATTTAGTAGGCCATACCCAGGAAGAGTTGGGTCGGACATTCGCCAATCAAGAGAATTGGAAAGATTATCCTGAATACTATCTAAAGACAATGGCTGAACGTGGCTATGAAGATGTCGTAAAGTACTTGGAGGGATTGAAATGAAACGAGTTTTATTAACTGGTATAGGCGGAGCAATTGGTTGTCATATATTGGCGCATATCATGCATAACACTGATTGGGAAATAGTTGGCATAGACAGTTTTCGGCATAAAGGTTACTTTGATAGGCTAACTCAAGTTACTAAGGACCATCCGGATTGGCTGGAGCGATTGACGGTCATTACCCACGACCTCTGCGCTCCCTTGACCGACAGACAAGTTAAGAACATCGGCAACATTGATTATCTACTAAACCTAGCCTCCCTATCCGATGTCCAAGCGTCTATAGATGACCCATATCCCTTTGCAGTCAATAATTTTATGCTGATGATGAACATTTTGGAATATGCTAGACTTAATCCGCCTAAAGTCTTCCTGCACTTCTCCACTGATGAGGTCTACGGACCTGCTCCCAAAGACCACGGTCACAAGGAATGGGACGTTATCATGCCGTCTAATCCCTACTCTGGCTCCAAAGCCGCCCAAGAACCGATGGCTATTTCCTACTGGCGTAGCTTTGGCCTCCCGCTTATTATCACCAATACTATGAATAACTTTGGTGAAATGCAGGGAGCTACCAAATATCCGGCTATGATTCAGAAAAACCTAGAATTGAATAAACTAGTGACTGTCCACGTCGCCTCTGATGGTCAAATTGGCACCCGTTATTATTTGCACTCTCGTAATGCCGCCGATGCGATTTTGTTTATCTTGCAGAACACCACGCCTCATCTGCATGTGCCTGGCGAGATAGACCGACCCGATAGGTATAATATTGTTGGCGATAAACAACTGGATAACCTAGAGTTAGCCCAGACCATAGCTAAACTTATGGGTAGGGAATTGAGGTATGAGATGGTAGATTTCCACTCCAAGCAACCAGGGCATGACCTACATTACGGACTAGACGGGACTAAGCTGGCTCAATTAGGGTGGCAATCACCACAGTCTTTTGAAGAGAGTATGAAAAATACAATAGATTGGCAACAAAAGAACAGGGAGTGGTTATGAATGTTCTTTGTGTAGGTGGCGCTGGCTATATAGGCGGGGCAATTACTGACTTGCTTCCAAATGCTAGGGTTTATGACAACCTACTTTATGAACATGAGTATCGCAAAGATTGTCCATTCATTCTAGGTGATATACGGGATAGGCAGAAGCTGAAAGAACAACTTGATTGGGCGGATGCCGTTATCTGGTTGGCTGCCATTGTCGGGGACGGGGCTTGTGCTACCAATCCAGAATTGACGTATGAGCTTAATACAGAGTCTGTGAAGTGGTTAAGTGAGAACTTTGAGGGGCGTATCATATTCCCTTCCACCTGCTCGGTGTATGGCGCACAGGACGGTCTGCTTGACGAAAGTTCGCCCACCAATCCCCTGTCCGTCTATGCTTCCAGCAAACTACAAGCTGAAGCTTATCTGAAAGACAAAAACGCCTGTATATTTAGGCTCGGCACAGTGTTCGGGGTTAGTGATAAGTTTTCCAGGGTCAGGTTGGACTTAGTGGTCAATACTATGACTGCCAGAGCTTATAGCGAGGGTAAATTAAAGGTATTCGGTGGCGAACAATACCGACCCCTAATCCATGTTAAAGATGTTGCTGATTACATGGTTGAAGCACTAATTTCAGATGAGGTTGGTATTCGTAATTTGGCTGGTTATAACTATAAGATAAGTGATTTAGCCAAAGAAGTTACTGCTGAAACCGGTGCAGAGATAGAGACTGTTGATATAAAGTTTGAGGATAGCCGGAATTATAGGGTGAAAGACCTTGTTCCAGTTACATCTACTATCGCATACGGGGTTAAGGAAATGCTAGATGTCATGCCCCGCATTAAAGACCCCGCCCACGCCAGATACTCCAATGCGGCATTTATGCAGGATTACCATGTTAATCAACGGTGATATGTCAGTAGATGACCGAGGAACAGTAACCTTTGTCAATGACTTTGATTTTAAGAATGTAAAGCGGTTTTATATGGTATCAAATCATAGCAAAGGGTTTGTCAGGGCATGGCATGGGCATGAAAAGGAAGGTAAGTACGCCTTTGTAACAAGAGGTGCGGTTAAACTGGCAGTAGTTAAGATGGATAACGACTTAGGGGCAACTCATGTCCTCTCAGCCAGCAAACCGCAGGTACTTTGGATACCGCCAGGCTACTATAACGGGTTCAAAACCCTGACAGATGATGCCCAGATAATCTTTTTCAGCATCCTCACTATGGATGAAGCCAAAGGTGACGATTACCGTCTGCCAGCTAATACTTGGGATTTATTAGAGGTTGAGGAGCGATGATAACAATTCTAGGTAGTACAGGTATGCTTGGGTCAATGGTGGCTGAGACCCTTGATTTAGACTTTAGGGTTTTGGGTAGGCCGCAGTTTGACGCTGAGAAGTTTACTGGAGGATTAGCGGGGCAGCAGGTCATTAACTGTGTTGGAATCATCAAGCCCTATTGTGATGATATAGAACGGGCTATACGGGTCAATGCCCTATTCCCTCACCTGCTACCAACAGGTACTATCCAGATAGCCACAGATTGTGTTTATTCGGGTAAACGAGGTAATTATGTTGAGACTGACCTTCACGATGCCACTGACGTTTACGGCCAGACTAAGAGTTTAGGCGAAGCACCACACATCAAGAACCTGCGCTGCTCTATTATAGGGCCGGAAAAAAAGAGCCATCTGTCTTTACTAGATTGGTTTCTAAATCAGGAAGGTGAAGTCAATGGTTTCACTAATCATTTCTGGAATGGCATAACCACCCTACATTTCGCTAGGATAGTACAAGGAGTACTTAGAGAAGGTCTGGAACTGCCGAATATTCAGCATATAGTACCAGCTGACACTGTTACTAAAGCTGAGCTGTTAACCTACATTAGCCATGTTTATGGCAAAGATATCATGGTGAACCCTGTAGAAGCTTCTGAAGTCATTGACCGGACTCTGGCGACTACCAACCCTGAACTCAACCTTAAACTCTGGCAGGTGGCCGGCTATAAGAGGCCACCTACTATTAAACAGATGATTCAGGAGCTTTATGAAAGTTCTTAGTTTAGTTGGCACAAGGCCTGACCTCATCAAGATGTCAGAGATTATCAAGAAGTTAGACCGATATACCGACCATGTATTCGTCCACACCGAACAAAACTATGACTACGAGCTTAACGAGGTATTTTACAACGATTTAGACCTTAGAGAGCCTGACCATTTATTAGGTGTTAACGAAGCTACTTTAGGTGAAACCATTGGTACTATAATTGCTGAAACAGAAAGAGTATTATTAACAGAAAAACCTGACGCAGTCGTTATCTTAGGCGACACAAACTCGGCTCTGGCCGCCATTATAGTCAAGCGTCTGAAGATTCCCCTGTTCCACTTAGAAGCTGGAAACCGTTGCTTTGATGATAACGTACCAGAGGAAATCAACCGCCGTATCATTGACCATATAGCTGATGTAAACCTTGCTTATACCGAAAATTCCCGCAGGTACTTACTAGCTGAAGGCATTGCCAAAGACCGCACGTTCATTATGGGCAGTCCCATGAGAGAAATTCTGACTCAGCACTACCCGAAGATTACCACCAGTCCGATACTTGACAAGTTAAGTATTGAAGCTGGTAAGTACTTCTTAGTCAGTTTGCACCGTGATGAGAATACAGAGATAACAGAGAACTTTAATACATTACTTAACACGCTAAGTGTTATCAGCAAGACGTATAAACTACCAATCATTGTCTCTACGCATCCCCGCCTAAAGAAAAAACTGGGTAACAAGTCTATTAAGGGTGTGAAGTTCTTAAAACCCTTTGGCTTTATTGATTACTGTAAGTTACAGATGAACGCCAAGTGCGTTATCAGTGATAGCGGTACTGTGGCCGAAGAGAGTGCCATACTTGGTTTTCCAGCTGTTACAATCAGAAATACTATGGAGCGCCCTGAAGCGATAGATGCCGGTAGTCTGACTTTGACCGGCATTGATGAACAGAATATTATAAAGTGCATTGAGGTTGCCACACAGCCTACGACAGTCCCACAGGACTATGGGGCTGTTAACTGCTCAGACCGAGTACTGAAGATAGTTCTGGGGTATACAGGCTATATAAACAGATACGTGTGGCATAAATGAATCCCGGTAAGACTGTACTGGATAACGTAGAATCTGGTAATTCATTATTGAGTCTATGCTGTGGAGTCGGGTTTGAGTTACGAGATGCCACTATGGGTAGTTTGGCTGATATTGAATTAACTGGTGTAGATATTGTACCGGAATATATTGAAGTCTTTGTCCAGAGATTCCCGCATGCCAAAACCGTAGTTAGTGATGTCGTTAAATACATAACCCGATTACCGGATAAGAGTTTTGATGTCATAAGTGTAATTGATGGCATAGAACACCTTACTAAAAAGGATGGGTTGAAACTGGTCAAACAGATGAAACGAGTGGTTAAAAAACAAATACTGCTTTTTACTCCAGATGGTTTTATTAGGAACGAGCCACATTCAGCATGGGGGATTGAAATTGGTAATGAACACCAGGTTCACAAGAGTGGTTGGACACAGGACGAGTTAGAGAAGCTGGGATTTACTCTTTTAGAAAGTGCTGATGATATTAGTCAACATGGCGAACCTTATAAAGCCTTGATGATGAGTTGGACTCCATGATATCAAAGGTCTGTAACTTCTACTGGGGCGGAGGTCCATTATCATATCTTCAATATTTGTCTATAGTCTCGTTCAACCGATACAATCCAGATTGGACCATCAACCTATTTATGCCTAAAGAGTTAGAAAGTATCGCCCCTACTTGGGTGACCAATGAACAACGAGATGAATACATGGGTCAGGATTACCTATCAGAAGCTAAAAAGTTATGTAATGTCATTGAGATTGATTTTAGTGAGCATGAGTTCGCCAAGCCTCGCCACGAAGTTCAGAAGGCTGATATTATCCGCTGGCACATCCTTTATGAGTATGGCGGTATCTGGTCAGATATAGATATTCTCTATGTCAAACCAATGTCATTAACGGGTTTTGATATAGCCGTCTGTTACCATGACGACCCCTACATAGGGTTCTTTATCACCAAGCCCCACCTAAAGTTATTCCAGGATTTCTACAGTATATCCAAGGATAATATTAAGCGTAATATTGATGATACCTACCAAGCATTAGGGGCGGATATGCTCAGGCACAGGTATGGTAGCTTTCAAGGTATTCACAGTACATACCCCCAATTCAGTATCGTTAACCTGCCAATGGATATTGTTTATCCATATTTACCTGATAATAAAGATATTGAAGAGATGCTTTTCGGTAAGACAGATAAAACTACTGAAGATACCATTGGTTTACATTGGTATAATGGCAGTCCGATAGCCAAGAAGTACCAGAATGGTTTTGATAAGTATAAGGAAAATGAAAGTGTAATCAGCAAACTGGTAAAAGACTATGTTTAGTTTCTGCTTTCCAATGGATGAGAACCGTTTAGAACAGTTCAGTGTTACTAAAAGACTATATGACACAATGCCGCAGGTCAAAGAGTTCGTTATCCCGACTAGGAATGAATTGAAAGTTGGGCGTTACCTTGATGACCATAAGTTAAGCAAGAATGTGCGACTCATACCTTACACGGTTGAGGCAGGGTTCAACCCGGCCAAAGCCCTCAATCTGGCTGTCAGGGCTTCTAAATACGACCAGATAATCATCACCAGTCCTGAAGTCAAGCCCAAGACGGATGTGCTAGCTCAATTAGAAGAACTTATTGGGGCTAATGTAGTTTGCCAAGTTTTTGATGAAGATGAACAAGGCAACTTAACCTCGTTAGTTAACAGCGGTTATCGGGGACAAAGCCCAGCCATGTACTTCCTTGCCATGTTTAATAAGGCTGATATTGAAAAGATAAATGGTTGGGATGAGGACTTTATGGCTGGATATGCCTATGAGGATGATGATTTTGGGGCTAGGTGGGTTAGGGCTGCTATTCCCTTTATGATACGGGAGGACATCCAAGCCATCCATCAGTACCATCCCAGAAGTGAGTCTATTGCTGGGGGTTTGGGGGTGAATTTCACTAAGTATAGTGACAACAATGACAGCGGCGTTATTCAGTGTAGTAACGGTTTAACCAAACTTGATTTATAATACGATTATGACTCCCGAACAATTCCAGAAACAAGTAGAAAAAGATACTCAAGCTAAACAACAGGCTACTCAAGACCAGCAGCAGAAAGATACTCAAGTCCAACATACTCAGGCAGTCGTAGACACGATTGGCGAAGCAACTAAAGCATTAATCAAGTTCCAGTCCAAGCATCAACCCAAAGTCTCAGTCACCAACCAGAAACTGCCAACCTCAATCAAGACTCCTGATGTTCAGAAAGTGGTGGACGCCCTTGAGAACCTGAAACAGCCAATCCTTGAGAATAAGGTTGACCATACACCAGTCATTGAAGCCCTCAACCAGCTAAACGACAGTATTGCTAAGTTACCTACCTCTTTTCCAGAAGCACCTGAACCCGTAGAGGAAGTCACGGTCAAGAATCAGCCCGACTACACTAAACAGTTTGACAGTTTAGGCAGGGCAATTAGCAAGATTGATGTTAAGCCTGTAGTCAATATTCCAGAAGAACAACCTGACGATTACACCCCCATACTGGACTCCCTCTCAAACGTCATAGAGGCCGTACAAGCCATTAAAATCCCCAAAGTACCTACTACCGACCTTTCACCTTTGATACAGGCCACAGCAGCCGTACAGCAGTCTATACAGGACTTGCGCTTCCCTGTCGCTAACTATATCTTGCCTTTCACTGACACGACTGGCAAGGCAGCTCAATCCCCCACCCCATTCGTAGACAAACCTTATGATTATGTAAATGTAAATGTGGGTGGCAGCACAGCAGATGTTTATACTTTTTATATAGGTGGAAGCGGGGGTGCATTACAGCGTACCGTAACCCTTAACTATGCTGACTCAACCAAAGCAGTATTAAGTAACGTAGCAAGAACCTAATGGGTGTTCAGAAATTCGCTTTTAATCCACTCGGTCCACCCTTTGACATCGTTGAACAGGATATTATAGAGGTAGTCTCAGACCCTACTACTGGTGTGGAAGGTGTACTCTATATGGTCTCCGGCGACCCTACACAACTCTGGTATTTTATTGGTGGCAACAGATACGTCATTACTGGAACATTGGATAATCCAGTTGGTGGTGGTAGTGTCTGGCTGTCGCTCGGCCTATCCCTAATGCCCTAACTATGATATTTTTAAGATATGAATAAGGAAATACAAAATGGCTGATAGTTTTGTGCAACTAAGTCCGGATTCATCCGGTAAGAAGATGGACACTCGTACTGAAGCGAGTAATTCTGAACACCGCCAAGTAATGGTATTGGGCGACCCAGCCACCAATGCTGGGGTCGCCCCCGTAGATGGCACTAAAGGACTGGCCGTTGACCTTTCAAACACCGGCGCCAACACTAATAAGTTGCTTGTTACCCCGGATTCTGTTGCCTTACCTGCTAACCAATCTGTTAATCAAGCCCAAGTAGCCGGTACGACCACTGATACCAATTCTGGTACTAAGAGTGCTGGTACGCAAAGAGTCGTTATCGCCACTGACCAGCCAGCGCTCACTAATAAGCTGCTTGTCACACCTGACCTCCCTAGCGGAGCCTCTACCGCAGCCAAACAACCAGCTCTGGGAACGGCAGGAACAGCGAGTGCTGATGTGCTTACTGTGCAAGGTATTACCTCTATGACAGCTCTCAAGACT